AGAGCTGTGGTTCTGCGGTCATGACGCGATGCACACGTATTGGAATTCTGATCAACGCCGCGCCGCTTTCTACGAGAGTCGATACGCACTGATGGCGGAACTTCAGAGAGCCGGACTTTCGCGATAGAAAGAAATTGTCACCAAGCTCCGCTCGCGCGTAGCTTGGTGACATGGTCGACACTCCGCAAAGCGTTCATCCGCAGTACGCTGCCAATCTCCCTGACTGGGAGATCATGGACGATGCTTACGCCGGTGAGAGAGTAGTCAAGAGCAGGCGTCAAAAGTATCTGTTCATGACAGAGTCGCAGATCGCCGACGGTGCTGCGCAAAACCTGAATCCCGGAGCGACCGCTTACGAGTCCTATCTCGGCCGAGCGCGCTACCCCGGTTTCGTCGCCGAAGCAGTTCGCACAGCTCTCGGCATGATGCACTCCAAAGATCCTCAGATCTCGCTCCCAGCAGGCATGGAGCGAGTTCGCTCCGTTTCCGGAGAAGATCTCAAGACACTGCTTCAGAAAATCAACGAGCAGCAGATTTTGTGTGGAAGGCTCGGTCTTCTGGTCGACATCGACCAGAGGTCGAGCCTGCCCTACATATCCCTCTATCGAGCCCGTCACGTCACCAACTGGGATTTCGGTGAGACCGAGGAAGACGGACTACATCGCCCGACAATGGTGGTGCTGGACGAGACGGGTCCGCAGCGAACGTCGATGTTCGAGTGGGAGAATCGCGAAAGATATCGCGTGCTATCACTGGGCCGACCCGGTCCGTCTTTCTCAGAACCTGTCGTAGGCGGAACGTATCACTCGGCTCTCTACGAGATTCGCAGCGGTGTCGGCGGATTCACTCCTGAGCTCTTCAGAGAAGTCTCTCTGAGAGGTCGCACGCTACCTCGAATCCCATTCTATTTCGTCAACGTGATGGATCTGTCGGCAGCGCCAGAGACGCCACCTCTTCTCGATCTCGCGAATCTGTGCTTGGCGATCTATCGTCAAGAAGCCGATTATCGCCAAAATCTCTACCAGCAGGGTCAAGACACTCTCGTCACAGAGGGTGCGAATCTTGAGCCCACGGATGCCGTGCGGGTCGGCACTGGAGCCAGACTCGATCTCCCTCTGGGCGCGAAAGCTTATTTCATCGGTGTCACGTCCGACGGTCTGTCCGAGCAGCGTGCTTCCCTCGAGGGTGACAGAATGCGCGCCGGTTCCATGGGTGCTCAATCGATCGACAGCGTTTCGAGAGAGCGCGAAAGCGGCACGTCGCTCAGCGTTCGCATGTCTGCGAGAACGGCCAATCTCAACTCGATCGCAGTTGCTGGAGCTTTCGCTCTAGAGCAAGCTCTGAAAGACTGCGCAGAATTTCTCGGACTGAATCGTGACGAGGTGAAAGTTGTTCCCAATCTTGATTTCGGCGATCCGCCTCTCTCTGGTCAGAACATGGTCGAGATGGCAACCGCTCGCAATCTTGGTTTCCCAATTTCCGCCAGAACTCTTCATGAGAGAGCAGTGGCGAAAGGTCTCCTCAGCACGTCGTTCGAGGAAGAAGTTCGCAGAGCAGAAGGTGAAAAGGATGGTCCTTTCGCGCTGCCCGCGAAAACGGCGACCGGAGATCGGTCGCCGGACAATCAGTCGAAAGCCATAGGAGCTGAAGCGTGAAGCTGAAAATGAAGTACGCGACAGAGACTGAAATCCCTGAGGGTTTTCAGACTTTGTTTGAGAATATTGACGGCGCGTTTGTTCTCACCGGCGTCGAGGGCGTGAAGTCCGAGGAAGATGTCGCGCGAGTCAAGGGCGCTCTCGAGAAGGAGCGGAAGCTTCGTGAAGAAGCTGAGAAAGCTCTGAAGAAGTACGACGGTATCGATCCTGAGAAAACTCGCGAAGAGCTCGCACGCATTCCGGAACTCGAAGCCGCTGCTGGCAAGGTCGACGAGACGAAGATCGAGGAAATCGTCGCCGCTCGTCTGAAGCGTCACACTAATCCTCTCGAGCGCGATCTGGCCGCCGCTCGCGAGCAGCTCGCTCAGCGCGACACTGAGGTCACAGAGCTTCGCAGCTCCATCAAGACTCGTGATCTGCTCGATCAGGTGCGCAAGACCGCTGGTGAGATGAAGATTCGTCCCGAGGCGATGATGGACATCGAGCTTCTGGCCCCGGCTCTTCTAGAGCTGAGCGATGACGGCGTGGTCGTGACCAAGGCCGCAGCGGGTCAGCAGGCCGGTCTCGATCTCAAGTCGTTCTTCCAGGACCAACAGGTGCGTCGTCCGCACTGGTGGCCGGAGTCAGTCGGTGGTGGGTCGCGAGGCTCTGGCGCTGGCGGCGTGATTCCGGACAACCCGTGGTCCAAAGGCAACTGGAACCTCACGGCCCAGAGCGCATATATCAGTAAGCATGGCGAGGAAGCCGCCAAGCGCGCCGCCTCCTCCGTGGGCTCGTCGATCGACGCGATCCACCCGCCTGCGTGAAATGATGCAGTCGGGAACAGTTTAGGTTGCGCCGATGATGCACTCGTTGCATCATCGGCGCAACCGAATCAGGAGTGACTCCTGAGCAGGTCTTCACTCACAAACAGGAGTCACTTCCATGCCCGCCGGCCCCACGACCCAGATCGCGGACCTCGTCGTCCCGTCTCGCTTTGTCTCCTACGTTCAGAAGCTGACCGAGGAGAAGTCTCGAATCATTCAGTCAGGTGTCGCCGCGCGCGATCCTCGCATCGACGGTCTCCTCGCTGGCGGCGGTCTCACCTTCAATCTGCCCTCGTTCGAAGATCTTGACAACGACGCGGAGCGCGTGTCGAGCGATACTTCGATGCCGTTCGCCGGTCCGTTTGACTCGAGTGGTGCGACGCTGGCTCTGCCCGCCGGTCAGGCTTTCCCGCCCGATCCGAAGAAGATTCAGGCTTTCCAGGAAATCGCTGTTCGCATGAACCGCAACCAGTCCTGGTCGACTGCGGATCTCGCCGCAGCACTCGCCGGCGCTGACCCCATGCAGGCGATCATGAATCGCGTTGCCGAATATTGGGTCCGTCGCTCGCAGGCCGCATTCATCGCCACCTGGAAGGGTGTCGTCGCGGACAACACCGCCAACGACTCGGCTGACTACACCAACGACATCTCCGGCTCGAGTTTCGTGAACGGTGTCACGAACTTCACAGCGGAAGCGTTCCTCGACACCACCCTCACGATGGGTGACTCGATGAGCGATCTGACTGCGGTGTTCTGCCACTCGGTCGTCTACAACCGGATGCAGAAGAACAACCTGATCGACTTCATCCCGGATTCGACTGGTCGCGTACAGATTCCGACTTTCCTCGGTCGCGAGGTTATCATCGATGACGCCATGCCGCGCAGCGGTGCTTCGTTCGAAACGTGGCTGTTCGGCACCGGCTCCACCCGCATGGGTGTCGGCACGCCGAAGGTTCCGGTCGAAGTTCAGCGCCTCGCAGGTGGCGGCAACGGCGGCGGTCAGGAAGTGCTCTACTCGCGCGTCGAGTGGTGTCTGCACCCTGTCGGTCACGCTTGGGTCGGCTCGAACACGCCGAATGGCGGCCCGGCGAACACCGGCACTGCTGGTCCGGACCTGGACGAAGCGACCTCGTGGAACCGCGTGTATCCCGAGCGCAAGCAGATTAAGTTCGCTCGTCTCGTCACTCGGGAGTACTGATCATGAAGGGGCTTCCCCGATCTCTGAGTCGGGGGCCTGCTTCGGCGGCTCCCGTTCTCAAGCAGACTTTCGTCGTTCGAGACGGCGAAGTCACCGTCACCGCGACCGGAGCCGCCGTCGGCTTCGGAACCACGGTAATCGGAGATCTGCCGGAAGGCAATATCCTCCTTCTGGGTGCCGTCGGATACTTCCAGTTCGGCACCGCGGACGCTGATATCGCAGCGACTTGGGATGGCGACTACTCTGTCGGCTCGACGGCCACAGTTGACGTGACTCTGAACGGTACGGACGTAGACATTCTTCCCAGCACTGCTCTCGGCGCGGCGACTGCGCAGCTTTCGCCTCGAGTTCGCTCTGTGAACGCTACGCAGGCGATTCTCGACAATACCGACGGCTCTCTCGAGCTGAATCTCAACCTGCTCGTGGACGCGGCGAACATCGTAGACGGCGCGACTGCCGTCATGACGATCAACGGCGAGCTCACGCTGCTCTACTCCGTGATGGGTGACGACTGATGGATATCGTGGAAGCTCTTCGTCAGCTTGACGAGATGAACGACGACCACTGGACTGCCGATGGAGCACCTGCCGTCGACGCTGTTCGATCGATCCTCGGTCGACCGGCGTCGCGTCAGGAAATCACCGCCGCTGCTCCGCTGTTCTCTCGTCAAAACCTAGAGCTTCCCGACGATGAAGAAGAGAAGGCTTCGGCTCCTGATCCGGAGCCTTCTCTTGAAGAAGCTTTCGAAGCTCCCGAAGATGAAATGCTGGACCCCGTCTCGCCAGCGCGTCTGCGAAAGATGTCGGTCGAAGAGTTGGAGCGAATGATCGCTCTTGGAGATCGCATGGCGGCGGTTCGCAACAAGAACATCGAGCAGCTTCAAGAAGAAATCAATCAGATTCGCATCAACGCCAAGATGGCGAAGAACGCCATCGCGTCGAGAAATCCGCAGGAAACGAATCAGGCTGCGATTCTGGCCTATATTCGCTCGCAGACCGCGGTGCGGCAGTATCGCAATGAGACGGCGCGCGGCGTTCTGGCCCAGATCGAGGGTCTCGACATGGGCTCCCTCACTCCGGGCGCTCCGATCGACGCTGCTCTTCGACTGGGACGACCGACCGCTCTTCGCAAGAAGTGAGCTGAATCATGCTGGTCGAGACCGGCGTAGGGCTTAGAGACGCGGACGCTTACGTGACAGTAGCGTTCGCGACTTCGTATCTGACGAAGATGGGTCGCGCGACCGAGGCTGGCTGGGGAACTCAGACCAACGCCGTTCGTGAAGCTGCGATCATCAAGGCCACGCAGGCTCTCGATCTCAATTTTGAGCCGCGTCTGAAAGGCTCTCGAAAATCTTTCTACTCTCAGACAACTGCCACGAGTTCTTTCACCTTCACGGACGAACCCGCCTCTGGGTCTACGATCACTGTCGGCGACCTAACGCTAACTCTCGTTGACTCAACGCCGACCTCTGACACACAAGTTGAGCTTGGCGGCACGCCTGCCGCAACCGCTGCGGCGGTTGCCGCCACGCTTGCCGTAAAATGGTCTCTTGACGTGGTTGCCGCTGGCGCAGTGGTAACGGTGCCTGCCGCAGCACCCGGCTCCAGCGGCAATTTTACGGCGCTATCTACTTCTACCCCGCTCACTATCGTGGTGACGCCATTCACCGGCGGAGCAGACGCAGGGCCACAGTCTCTTGCCTTCCCTCGCACCGGGCTGACAGACCAATACGGTCTTTCAGTAACTGGCGTTCCGACCGCTGTTCAGTACTCGACCGTAGAATACGCGGTGCGAACGGTCAATGAAGCTCTGTTCATTGATCCGCAAATAGACTCCAGCGGTCAAATGCTTCTTTTCAAGAAAGAGGTGATTGGTCCGATCGAAGAAGAGAGCCGCTTCTCTCAAGCCTTCGTCGCCGTTCGCAAGGTGTCCGCTGTCGAGCGAATGATGATGTCGTTCCTGAAATCCTCTCAGGGCGGAACGATGCGATGAAAGACTACACTCGCATTCGCGCCAAAGCGAAATCACTAGTTGAGAAATACGGGCGACTTGTCAATTTCTACAGGCTGGAAGCCGGTGATCCAGCGGACGCGCAGCCTTGGAAAAGAAACCTGTCGACGAAAGTTGAATTCTCTCGCGTCGGTGTATTCGTTCCGCCCGGCGCGGTACGAATCTTCGGACTGACCGCGCTGGGTGATGCCTCCATGACCGAAGGTGTTCTTGAGAGAGTGGCTCAGATCTGCATTTTCGCGCCCGACGGCCTTGACGTGAAGTCTATCACGCACGCCGAAGATCGCGGAGAGACATTCGGCGTTCTCGCCACTCAGACGCTTCGCCCAGGAGAAATCGATCTTCTGGCCTTTCTGTGGCTTGAGCGATGAGTCTCACGCAAGAGCAGGCGACAGACGAGATTCTCACGGTTTTCAAGGCCGCTTGGGACACGACGGGCTACGACGTGTTCTACGAGAACGTTCGCGAGGATCCGTCGGTTGTGAACGACCCATACGCCACCACGCAGATTCGACACGTCGCCTCTCGTCAAGCAACTCTCGCTGGCTACAACGGTTCCCGCATGTTCGAGAGGGTCGGACGCTTTGTGGTTCAGGTGTTCAGTCCCGTGGGAATCGGCTTGTCTGCTGGATATGATCTTGGTATCATCCTGCTGAATGCTTTCGAAGGTGTCGCGACTCCGGGCGGTGTCTGGTTTCGAAACGCGAACTTTCGAGAAATCGGAAGAGACAGCGCTCTGTTTCAGTGGAATTTCGAGGTAGAGTTTCTCTACCACGAGATAAGATAGGAGGCCTGAATGGCTCAGCTCGCAAAGATCGACTCTGACGTCACCGGCCTCTTCTACGCTCGAGAGGCAACCCTCGGCTTTTTGCCCGGCGAGAACGGCAACGCCGGTTCTCCAGTCTGGTACACGCTTCAGCCGAACAGCTACTCGGATTTCGGCGGTCAGATCACCACGGTCTCTCCTGATCCGATCAACGAGGGCCGCCAGCGCAAGCGCGGCTCGACCGTTGGGCTGACGGCGGGTGGCGGCTTCACGCAGAACATCACCTTCTTCAACATGCACGATCTGCTCGAGGGCGCGTTCTTCGCGGCGACTCGTCGCAAGCCCAATCGAATCTGTGCCGCTGTCTCGGGAACCAACACGTTCGCCATTGCGACGACTGCTGGTTTCGTGGCTGGTTCGATCATCAAGGGATCGCTGTTCACGAACGCGGGTAACAACGCAGCTTTCGTCGTGAGTGGTGTGACTCTCAACACTTCAGTGACCGTGACGGGCACCAGCGCCGTCAATGAGGCTTCGCCTCCGGCGGACGCCTTCATTCAGGTGGTTGGTCATCAGTTCGCTTCTGATGACATCACTGTCGACGTGAGTGGATCTCTCCCTCGCATCATCAGCGCAGCCTTCGATCTCACCACTCTGGGTCTCGTGCCCGGTCAATGGATCTATGTCGGTGGTGACTCGGCTGCGGCCAGCTTCGCGAACGCTGCGAACAACGGCTTCAAGCGAGTTCGCTCTGTCGCAACTACACAAATTGTCTTGGACAAGAGCAATCTCGCGATGGTGGCCGACACGGGCACCAGCAAGACGATTCAGATCTGGTTCGGCGACGTTCTTCGCAACGAGACCGGCGTCAACATCTTCCGCCAGACCTTCAACGTCGAACGCACGCTGGGCGTGCCGGATCCGGCTCTGCCGCTTGAGATGCAGTCGGAAGTCCTCAAGGGCGCGGTCGTCAACAACTTCACGCTGAGCATTCCGCAGCAGTCTCTGATGACGGCCGAGGTCAACTTTGTCGCGATGGATAACGAGCTTCGCGAAGCTTCTGTCGGTCCGAAGCGCACGAATCCGAAAGCACCTCGTTTCGCCGTTCCGATCAACACGTCCTCGGACTTCTCCCGTTTGCGCATGGCTCCGGTCTCCAACACGGCGGTCGCGCCTTCCGCGATGTTCGCCTACGTTACCGAGCTCACTATCGCAATCGAGAACAACGTCACTCCTGCGACCGCCGTGTCCGTCCTAGGCGGGTTCGACGTCAATGTGGGCAAGTTCAACGTGACCGCGAACGTCACGGCCTACTTCGCGACTGTCGCGGCGACCAAGGCCGTTCGCGATAACACCGATGTCACTCTTGACGCGATCATCGTCAAGCAGCGACAAGCGATCGCTATCGACATTCCAATGGTGAGCATCGGCGACGCTCGACCTAACATTGAGCCGAACCAGCCCATCACGCTGCCGCTCAGTGTTGACGCGGCAGACGGTGAGGGCATCTCTCCGGAGATGAACCACACACTTCTCATGACTTTCTTCAACTGGCTTCCAGCCACAGCGGAGTGATTCCGAATGAGCATGTACAACCAATTCGCCACCGATAAGGCGCTGGAGAAAACTGGCGTCTGGCTGGACTACGGAGACTTCCGCGTTCTGGTCGCTCGTGCTGGCGGATCGAACACCAAGTACGAGAAGACGCTGGAGCGCGAGTCTCGTCCGCACCGTCGCGGTATCGCCACCGGCACGATCTCGCTGAAGATTCTGCGCGCCGTGCTGATCTCAGTCTACGCCAAGGCGGTCGTTCTGGACTGGAACGTCAAAGTCGATGGAGAGTGGCGGCAGGGAATTCACCAGCCGGACGGATCTATCGGCGACTTCTCTGAGCAGGCTGTGATCGAGGCTTTCACGGCCCTGCCCGATCTATTCGCCGACGTGCAGTCTCAGGCCGAACAGGTCTCTATCTTCAAGCCTGAGTCGCTCGAGGAAGACGCAAAAAACTCGTAGCCGTCCTGGAGTATGAGATGACGCAAGGGTCGGTAGAAAAAACGATTCTTGGTCAGGCTTACACGCAGGACGCTGAAATTCCTGAGATTATGCGCGAAGCTCCGGACCTTTCTCCGGGTTTGGAGCTTTACAGAACGATGTTTTTCGATCTATCATCATGTCGGTCTCTCGGCATGGGCGTCGGCCCAATTCCCTGGACTGCGATCCACGCCTACTGTCGGCATCACGAGCTCGATGTCGAACAAGAGGACATGGCGCACTATCTGCTTCGTCGCATGGACGAGTTCTTTCTCGAACACGTCAATCGAAAGAAGAACTGATGGCGGCTATCGTCGAGTTCTCCCGCAATATCCGCAAGCGTGCCTCGAATATCGAGAACGGAGCGGTGACGCTTGTCAAGCGAGTCGCGAAAACGGCTCTGAGAGAACTTGTCAACGGAACGCCCGTGAAGACCGGCAGGGCTCGGTCGAACTGGCGCGTGTCCGTGGGCGGCACCGCCACGGCGGTTATTGAGCCGAGAGCGAGCGTCGGCAAGGGCGGATTCGCAGAAAGAACCGTCGCTTCAGCCACTATCGCGGAAGGTATCGCCAAGATCAACACGCTGTCTGTGGGTCGCTCTCGTTTCGGCACAGGGCAGGCTGGCGCATCTCTGCGAATCTCGAACAACGTGCCGTATATCGACAAGCTGCGCGGCGGTTCTTCGACGCAGCAGCCGAATGACTGGGTAGCGGAAGCTTTTATGAAGGCTGAAGCAGAGCTCGCAGGAGCTCGTCTTCTCGAGCCGATGAGAGACAACGATGGCTCGTGAAGATCTTGACATCAATATACGAGAGCGCGGCGCTAGAACCGTCTCTCGAGCAATTGACGATATCGCACGATCCGCAGACAGAGCCACCAAAGATCTCTTTCTTCTCGTTCGCGCTTTTCGCGCAGTGCGAGACGCCGCAATTCTGCTGGGTGGATTCGGCGCTCTCAGCAGCTTCATTCGTCAACTCGATCAGCTCACCAACTACGAGAACAGAATCAAGCTTGTTACGAGCGGATTCGCTGAGCTGGCGACAGTTCAGCGAGAGTTGTTCGACGCAGCCAGTCGCGCCAGAGCTCCTCTGGAGTCTATCGTAGAGCTTTACACGCGAACGGCGCTCTCTGCAAAGACACTGGGCGTTTCACAAAGAGAAGTGATTCAGTTCACTGAGTCTGTGTCTAAGGCCGCTGTTATCTCTGGTGCTTCTGTGCGCGAAGCGAATGCCGCTCTGATTCAGTTGTCTCAAGGTATCGCTTCTAACCGACTCGGCGGTGACGAGCTTCGGTCTATTCTCGAGCAGCTTCCTTTCGTGGCAGACGTGATCGCCAAATCTCTCGGCATCACTCGCGGAGAACTGAGAAAATTTGGCTCTGAAGGAAGAATTAGTGGTGAAGTTGTTCTCAAAGCCTTTAGGGATGCCAGAGAAGAAATCGATCAGCTTTTCGCCCAGACGACGGTGACTGTGTCGCAGTCAGTGGTCATTCTCGGCAACAGATTCCTGGAAGCTTTCAAAGAGTTTGATAACTTCATTGGGTTGACAGACACCTTGTCCAGCGCGGTTTTGCGGCTGGCCGATAATTTCGACCTGCTGGCTGGCTCAGTGGGAGGGCTGACCGCAGCTTTCGCCGTGTTTTTCACGATTCGTTACGTGGCAACGATCGGCTCACTGATCACCCTGATTGCGACGCTGACCGGCGGATTCTTGGCTCTCGGCAAAGCGATTCTATTCAGTCCGATCGCGGCACTTCTCGCAGTGTTCGCCGCGCTGTACGTTCTCGCGCGGACGTTTGGCAATGAGATACAGATCGTTACTGATAAGATCAACACCTACGGCGATGTCGCGCAGGCTGCGTTCGAACTCGCGTATGAAGCCGTCAGAGATTTTTTCTCGGAGCTCGGCAGAGATTTAGAAGGTGTTGGTATTCTCGCTAACCGCGTTTTCAACAATCTCGGCATAACGATCCCACTCACGTTTGACGAACTGCTCGAGAGCGCTCGCGGCTGGGCCAACGCAACGATCGGAGTGTTCATCGGTGTCCGGAAGATCCTTCCAGAGATCCTCGCCAATCTGCCCGGCGCGGTCAAAGAGATCTTCATGGGCGTCATGTACAATGTCGTTTTCGTCGTAGAGAATATGATCAATAATCTGATCACGCTTGTTGAGGAAGGTTTGAAAAGACTTCTTCTGCCGGTGGTCAACTTTATCAGAGACAATACAGCGTTTCTGCCCGGAGACGGATCCATGGCGGAGTCTCTGGCTAATTTCGCAACGTCTGTAGAGAATTTCACCAACCTGCCCAGAGTTTTCGTTTCTGCTCTTCTACCTGATCCAGAATTTACGAATTACGGAAGGAACATCGCAGATCTGATCAGAGACACTTTCACTGATGAACTTCTCTCCACTGATTTTGTCGGAGAAGCGATAGACGCTGTTCTCAGAAGGTCAGACTACGTTGCTCTAGAGAGAGTCATTCGACAGGTTCAAAGTCAGGCTGATCTAACAGCGACCGGAACTCGCACGGCTCCAGAAAACGGCGAAACTGGAGGAAATTCGGGAAGAACGAGGAAAACTTTCGCAGACTTCGTCCGCGAGATCACGGGACAGAACGAAGCTCTCAAAGTAAACGAAGAGTTGAGAGAGCGCCTTCTCAAAGTTGTCAGCGTAGAGAAAAGTCTGCGTCGCGATCTAACCGACGGCGAAAGAGAACTTTACCTCGGGCTGCTTGAGATCAATCAGTCTCTCGAGAGACAGGCTGATATTTTCGACTCTCTGAGAGAACCTCAGAGAGCCTACGGAACTCTCGTCAGAGATCTCACCGCGCTGCTCAACGCGGGACGTATCTCGATAGACGAATACAATCGACTCTTGAGAGAGGGTCGCATCGAGATGCTGAACCTCGCTGAGACTCCGCTGGCTGGACTCGAGCGTGGATTCTATCAAGTCACTGAAGCGGCTCTCGACTTCTCGCGCTTCACCGAGGATGCCGTGGTGGGCGTCTTCGGAAAGCTTGAAGACACGATCGCAAGCTTCGTCACCACGGGCAGACTGAATTTCCGCTCTTTTGTGACTGACATCAGCGCGATGCTGGTCAAACTAGCGACGAATCAAGCACTTCAGTTCCTATTCAACGCCGCAGGCTCTGCGTTATTTTCTGGGTTCGCACCTAGGACCACGGGTGGTTCTGCGACTGGATTCTCCGTACCGTCTTTCAATCTCGCGCCGGGAGGTTTCAGGCCGATCGCCGCCGCCGAGGGCGCGTCTTTTGAAGTTAGTTCTCGAATCGGAATGCCTCGCGCTGGTCGAGACAATCGTTTCGTGCCAATGTATCTCCGTGATGGAGAGCAGGTCGATGTCACGCCCAGAGGACAGAGACCGAACAGAGGCGGAACGGTTGTGAATATGACAGTGTACGCCAACGACGCAGGTTCGTTCAGAAACTCTCAAGATCAGATCGTTGCTGATCTCGGTCGTCGTCTGAATCGCGCTCAGAGGAACGAGTGATGGCGTTTCATGAGATTCAATTTCCGACTTCTATTTCCAGAGGATCTTCCGGTGGGCCGACTCGTCTGACAGACATCGTCGAGCTTCGCGGCGGCGGTGAGGAGAGAAATAGCGTCTGGGCCAACTCTCGCAGAAAATACGACGCAGGCTTCGGCATGAGATCGATGGACGATCTTCACGCGGTTCTCGTGTTTTTCGAAGCTCGCAAGGGAAGACTCCACGGCTTTCGATGGAAAGACTGGTCGGATTTCAAGTCCTGTGCTCCGAATAAAGCTGTGCAACCTACGGATCAGCCGCTGGGCGTCGGTGACGGAGTGAATCGAACATTTCAGTTGAAGAAGATCTACGGAGACGCTTTCGGTTCTTGGGATCGTCTCGTGAAGAAACCAGTTCCGGGAACCGTTCGCGCTTCTCTCAACGGCGCTGAGACATCGGCTTTCGAACTCGACACGACTACAGGCATCCTCGTCATGGACGAGCCGCCCGGTTCAGGCGTCCAGGTCGCAGCGGGATTCGAGTTCGATGTGCCCGTCAGGTTTGTGAATGACTCGCTATCTATCAACGTTCAACTCTACCTCACCGGCGAAATCGCCGACGTGTCAGTGATTGAGATTCGAGTATGAAACAGATCGACCCAGAGTTTCAGGCGTGGCTCGCGGCAGGAGAGACAACGCTCGCCCGCTGTTGGGGAGTCGTCAGAAACGACGGAACGTTCATTGGGTTCACTGATCATGACCTAGATCTCACTTTCAACGGTCAGTCATTTTTAGCAGAGTCTGGTATCACTCCGTCTCGACTGAAGGTTTCTCTCGGAACCAGTGTCAACACGGCAGAGGCCAAAGGCATTCTGAAAGCTGGTCTGGCTTTTTCTTCAGAGTTTCTGACAGAGCAAGATCTGGCAGCCGGACTGTATGATAACGCTGGAGTGACTCTTTGGCTCGTTGATTTTACAAATACGGCCCGCAGGGTGCTACTGGCGCGCGGTTACATTGGTCGCGTAAAACGCAACGAGATTATGTTCGAAGCCGAGTTCAGATCACTGAGCTCCGCGCTTCAGATGGAAACTGGTGAGCGCTTTGCTCGGACGTGCTCCGCATCGCTCGGAGATAGTCGCTGCAAAGTGAACCTTGAGCCTCTTCGACGTTCTGCAACAGTCACAGTCGTAGAAGCTTCCGATCAATTTCAACACAGTGGTTTCAGCCCTGATGACGCTGGCAGATACTCTGGCGGAACGATCACTTTCACCTCTGGGCTTCTTAACGGATCCTTTTTCGAGATAGCTGCTTCTGACTCAGGAAGAATAGCTCTGTGGGAAGATCCTCATCAAAATATCGCTGTCGGAGACACGTTCACGGTCGATCCAGGATGCGACAAATCTGCGACGACCTGTCGAGATAAGTTCAGCAATCTCGTCAATTTTCGCGGATTCAACTTGATGCCCGGAACGGACGCCATCACGAGATATGCTAAGAGAGACGCTTCTCAGCAAGGGGAGAGTCTGTTCAATGAGACCTGATATTTACACTAGGGCGCTTTCTTACATCAGTGTTCCTTACCGCCATCAAGGCCGAAGCGCAGAGACAGGATGCGACTGCTTGGGCTTTCTCATCCTAACTCTGGAAGGATTAGTCGACATTCCTTCTTCTCTAGAACTTCCGAGCTATTCTCCTTCTTGGATAGAGCATAGAAAAGACGATCCACTGATCGAGGGCATTGCTGTATATCTACCGCTCAGAAACATTCGCCAGCTTGAGATCGGAGACATCCTTATATTTCGCATGAGAAAAGACATGCCAGCCAAGCATTGCGCTTTTCTCGGAAGAGATAAAATAGTACACTGCCGATCTGACGTAGGTGTCGTCGAAGAAGAATTCACTAGAGAGTGGCAGAGAAGACTCTCCGCCGCATTCTACGTGCCGGAGCCCTGATGGCAACTCTCGCTCTCGCCCTCGCTGTTTCTCAGACAGGCTTAACCGGCGGATGGCTGGTGGCGGCGAACTTTGCTGCGGCTGCTATCGGAGCTATGGTTGACAACCGCTTGTTTGGTCCGAAGCCGAAGGGCGCGACCAGCCCGAGACTCAACGAAGTTGGAATCACAGGAGCGTCTGAGACAGATATTTTGCCGCGAGTTTTCGGCAGAGCTCGCGTTCAAGGTCAAGTGATCTGGTGCACCCGTTTCAAAGAGACTACGAGGACTGCGAAAGTTTCTGGCGGCAAGGGCTCCGCTCTCGGCGGAGGTTCTCAAAAATCTACCGAGTATCTCTACTCCGTGAGTGTAGCCTATGCGTTATGCGAAGGAAGCTCGAAAGTCTCTCTCGGACGCGCGTGGGCGGACGGTGATCTTCTGGATCTGAGCGATTACAATTATCGTTTTTACGAAGGAACTGAAACTCAAATAGCAGATCCAAAAATCGTTGCTGTGGAAGGATCCGCGCCAGCTTTTCGCGGAACTGCTTACGTAGTCTTCGAAGATCTTCCTCTGGAAAAGTTCGGAAACCGTGTTCCCCAGATGGCCTTTGAGGTCATAAGGCCCGTGGAAGCCGAAAACAGCTTAGAGAATTCTCTTCGCGCAGTTAATCTCATTCCAGCAACAGGAGAGTTCGCGTACGGAACGACAGTAGTCACCAGAGTAGACCAATTCGGAAACTCTGTCACAGAGAACGCTCATCTATCTAAGACGAAAACAGACGTAGAAATATCTCTAGAAGAGCTTTTTCGCGTCGCTCCAAACGTTCAGAAGATCAATCTAGTCTGCGCTTGGTTCGGCGACGACCTAAGAGCGGGTCACTGCCAAATAGAACCGAAGGTAGAAAGTCGACAGAAAGCGACAGATCCTGTTACTTGGAGCGTTTCCGGGGTGTCTAGAGCAGTCGCTCAAGAAGTTTCTGAGATCGCGGGATCTCCGACTTACGGAGGAACCCCGAGCGATAGCTCTATTCTTGAGAGTATTTCGCTCATCGGAGAAACGCATTATCGCGAGATTTGGTTTTATCCTTTTCTGCTGATGGACATTCCGTCAGGAAACACGCTTCCGAATCTTCAAGGCGGCGTGGGGCAGCCTGCTCATCCGTGGCGAGGAAGAGTCGCGGTGCTTGACTCATCGCAGAAAACGGCGACAGCTCAGTCAGAGATAGACTTGTTTTTCGGAAACGTGTCCGCCTCTGATTTTTCTGTCTCTTCTGAAGGCGTGACCTACACGGGTTCTTCTAGCGATAAAGGTTATCGCAGAATGATCCTGCACTACGCTCATCTCTGCGCTCTAGGGGCTAATCGTCTATCAGACAAGACGAAATTCAAGGCATTTTATGTCGGCACCGAAATGGTCGACCTGAATCGTTCCATGAGCGACAACAGCGGCACTCATCCAGCGGTCGACAAGTTCCTTCAGCTTCTGGCTGATGTTCGCGCGATATTCGACTCTGCTGGGCTTTCTCACGTTCAACTAAGCTACGCGGCCGACTGGTCAGAGTGGCACTCTCACAGACCCAGTGACGGAAGCGGAGACGTCTGGTTCCATCTCGACCCTCTGTGGGCCGACGCTAACTGCTCTTTTATCGCGATCGACAACTACATGAGTCTTTCCGATTGGCGAGACGGTATCTCTCACGCTGACTACGGTGAGGGATTCACTTCTTTCGGAACTCCGAAGGCGAAATCTCTCTACGACGAGAATTACCTTCGCAGTCAGATTGAAGGTGGAGAAAACTATCACTGGTTCTACGCAAACGATAGCGCTCGCCAAGCCCAGAGTAGAACGCCGATCGCCGACGACTCTGGATTCAATGAGCCGTGGGTTTTTCGAAACAAAGACATTCGAAACTGGTGGCTGAATGCCCACCGGGACAGACCGGCTGGCGTGCGCAGCGGGTCAACGACAGCATGGATTCCTCAGAGCAAGCGCGTTGTTTTCTCCGAGTTTGGCTGTCCCGCGGTGGACAAGGGGACCAATCAGCCGAACGTTTTCTTTGATTCTAAGTCCTCAGAGTCTGCGCTGCCGTTTTTCTCGACAGGTAGAGAAGATCCGCAAATACAGCGTCTCTACCACACGACACTTCTCAACTACTGGCGAGACAATTCTCCAGCGGGAATGCTCTCTGATACAGAGATGTTCGCTTGGACCTGGGACGCTCGACCCTATCCGATATTTCCGTTCAATTCTGCGATTTGGACAGACTCCTCTAATTGGAGACTCGGTCATTGGCTAAACGGTCGTCTGGGCAGCGGTCCTCTCGCAGAAATAATTCTCGAGATCTGCGCCTGGAACGGCCTGGGAGAAAACGATATTGACGTTTCTCTCATCTCGGACGCATCTACGATCGTAGACGGCTACGTTATCGACGCCATAACTTCTAGCAGAGACGCGCTAGAGCCGTTGATAACTGCGTACTTCTTGGACGTTTTTGAGAGCGAAGGGCGGATTCGCTTTAGACGCAGAGGTGACACCACCATTTCTTCGATAGTTCAAGACGAGATGCCGTCTTCAGACGGTCCTCCGATCAGTGTAGAAACGATCCACGTGTCCGAGCTTCCTGCGGCGGTGCGTCTCAGCTACGTAGACAAGCTTAGAGACTATGAAGTTTCTACTGTCGAGTCAAGAAGAAATTTCGGAGACTCTCTGAGAGTTCGAGAAATCGCCATACCTCTTATCAGCGACGAGAGTCATGCTAGAAGCGCAGTCTCT